TGGAGTATGACTTATTTATGGATTATATGGATATGTGGTCTAGATGGATGAAGTCTGAGGATCACAAGCTAGGATTTCCACAAAGAAGTATTGGAGTTGCTGGATCATCTTCGACCAGCTTCGATGACATGATCGAGGAAGCTGACTCCGAGATTATTAGAACAATAAACTCCTGCATGGATTCATTAAACTCAGAAGAGGTGAATGCTATTTGGGCTAGATACCTGAAGACCAAGAAGCCGATGTACTACGAACTGAAGCTGCAGGTTGCTCTGGATCGATTAAAAGACATGGTAGAGACTAGGGTACAAATATAAAAAAGGGCCACCGAAGTGACCCTGATATGGAGATTTTTATAAGATCCTCCTTTCATTGAGCAATCATTTTTTTATACTTTGCTAATTCTTTATTGTATACCTCAGCAAGTGATTCCAGCTTTTTTTTGTTAATCATAATCTCTGCATATAAACCTTCACACTTGTGTTTTTGATCCAGAACATCTTGCACTTCTTGATCCACGTTATCTAAAATATTTTTAATTTCTGTACTCATAATTATCCCCTTATTTAATAGAAATGTTTAATTGTTCAAATATGCTATACATAACATCTTTTGGATAGCCACTTACAAAATCTCCAGTCCATAAAACTTTAGTAGGGCTTGTAGAATCTTTTTTGTAAAGTCTGTAAGCCCAGTCTCTACTGTCATTGAGATAACAATTCATGTTATCTCTGTCAGCAACTTTTACATATGCTACATCGTTATTTTTTAATGCGAACTCAAACTTTTCAAGTCTGCTCATAGGAATGAACTGCTCAACTTTAGGATCGTTGTTTTCGTATAAATAGTTTAAGTATGCTTGAAAGTCATCAAGATGAGCCGAGTGATTCAGCTCATCTAAGTCAATATATTTACCTAATAAATCTTCCATTATTTTTCTCCTTAAGAATGAGGCCTTACAGCATTGAGGCCTCGTGGTTTAAATAAGATTGTTCACAAGCATCATCTTCTAACTTCATAAGATAATTTTCTCTAGCGTAAACGTGTTCTTGTGGGTTAGACTGCTCTAACTCGTAGTCTTCGATAGCATATCTAACTTGTCTGCCAAACACTTTGCAAGCACGTTCTTTGTCAAACTCGTAAACGTTACCTGATTTTGAATAATCAGCAAATTTAGCACCGTAGAGGTAGCAAGAACCTTCTGCCATTGGATCTAAGCAGTAGTCTAAAAGTGATACATATTTTGCTGGTACTTCGTATTTAAATTTTTCCATCTTTATCTCCTTTGTTAATAATGTTGTTTCAGTAAGTACATTTTGCCAGAACTACATAATATGTCAAGTATATTTACACTATTTATTTAAATTAATTAAAAAAAGTTAAAAATACACTAAATATTGTGGTCTGGGTATCGGAGAGTGACTAGATATTTGATATAATCATGGGGTAGGGGGAAGTACGCCCAATTTACTCCCTCTATCCTCCTTTGTGGCCCATTTCGGTGGGCCTTTTTTTTTAATTGTTTAAGGGTTATGTAATGGGATTATTAGACGAAGCATATAAAAACATACCATTACAAATTAGAACTTTTGCAGAAAAAGTTGGTGGTGATAGAACTCCAATTACAAATGAAAATTTATCTGATGCAGACCGTAAAAGAGTTTTAGAAGCAATTTATGCTTCTAGACAAAATAGGCAAAGTTTATTAGATAAGTTTCCAGAAGGTGTTAAAACTGATCCAGAAGCTCCACAAACATATTTTGAAGGCAAATATTACCCAGTGGATATTGGAGCATACCCAGAAGAAGATTTAGGCATAGCTGCACAATATTTAAAACAATTTCCAAAAGGTGAAGAATCTATACAAAGTTTTAAGCAAGGTAAGGGAACAGTAAATTATCACGATTACTATGATGCTGGACAAGCTCCTGCAGATGATTTAACTATTGGACCAGCTGGATCTATTAGAAATACATTTGGACAATTTAGATACGCAGCCACACCAGATGGCAAGTTGCAATTAATAGATAGTCCTTATGACTTTGAAAATGATTATATCGAAGGCCAAATGCCTAAAGAAGTAGCTATGTCAGAGCGATATGAAAACCTTAGCAATCTAGATAAGGCTAAATTGGTTGCAAAAGAAACATTCTCTATGCCTAATCAAGGATTTAATTTAATCAAAGGTATTAAAACTTTACCCAGTCGAGTAGGTAATGCGTTTATTGGTAGAGATGGCAGTCCAGTAAATATAGAATTTCCAATCGATGTTGAAGCACTAAAACGAATCAGAGGATATTAATATGAAAAACATGAAGAAGAAAAAAAATAGTAAAACACCAATGAAGAAAAAATACTAATGGCTAAAGGCGTACCACACTACCTACCAAGCGGTAGGCTATATACAGGAAAAACTCACAAGCATAATGGTCGTTTAATGTCTGGTGCTACACATACGGCAAACAGTAAATATTTGACACATCGCAAACCAAAGGCAAAATAACTATGTCACTTTATAGGAATATCCATGCTAAAAGAAAAAGAATCGCAGAAGGAAGCGGAGAAAAAATGCGTGGAAAAAATGACCCAAAACGACCAACAGCCAAAGACTTTAAAAACGCATCAAAAACAGCAAAAAACACAACAAAAAATAAAACTAAGCGAACTACTAAAAAACGTGGGTGATTGTATCTAATGTGGTCATATCATTTTTATTGGGGTTTTAATCTAGGATTCGAGATCTACGAGGGTGAAGTGGATGGAGATCCTGTAGACTATTTTCTTATAAACATAGGCCCATTAAGATTACAAAAGGCGGAGTGGTCATAATGACAATAGATGCTAAGTTAAAACGAATCGGTGTATCTGGTTACAATAAACCTAAGAGAACACCTAACCACCCAACAAAGTCTCATGTAGTTGTAGCTAAAGAAGGTGATAAGGTTAAAACGATACGGTTTGGCCAGCAAGGTGTCACTGGCGATAAGAAGAAAACAGCTAGATCAGATTCATTTAAAGCAAGACACGCTAAAAACATTAAGAAGGGTAAGATGTCTGCAGCCTACTGGGCTAACAAAGTTAAATGGTAGACGATAGTCCTTGCACTGGCGAATGTAGAATGGATAATAATAGATGTATCTCATGTGGTAGAGACTACGAAGATTTATCTCAGTGGTTATACATGAGCAGGGAAGCTCGATTAGAGCGAATGGAACAAATCAAAAAAGGAAAGTAATGACCCTATTAGGAGTTACAAATGGCAGCAAGAATAAGAAAAAAACATCAGGAAGAAACTAGAGCAAGAATACAGACAAGTCAGCTCATAAATCGCCTGCAAAATCATGCACTTAGCGAAGAAGTAAATGAATTGAAACCATCTCAGTTAAGAGCTATTGAGATATTGTTAAAGAAATCTTTACCAGACTTACAATCAACTGAAATTACAGGTGATTCTGATGCGCCAGTTAACTTAAAAGTAATCACTGGTATTCCAAAGAAATCAGATGAGTGAGATTGAATTAGAGTACGAAGAACTCGAAGAAGAAGTTGTCGAGGAAGAGATTGATTTGAATTACAGGCCAAGAGATCCTCAGCTGTTAATTCATCAAGCTGTAGAAGATCATCGGTTTAATGTAGTTGTTGCTCATCGTAGGATGGGTAAAACGGTGAGTGCTATAAACCAATTAATACATAGTGCTTTAAACTGTGACAAGCCTAATCCTAGATTTGCTTACATTGCTCCTACATACAATCAAGCTAAACGAGTTGCTTGGGATTATTTATTAGAATACACAAGGCCATTAGATGCTAAAGCTAATATTGCAGAGCTTAGAGTTGATTTTATGGGTGTCCGTATCTCTTTATACGGTGCTGATAATGCTGATTCTCTTCGAGGCATCTATCTCGATGGTGTAGTGATCGATGAGATCGGTGATGTTAATCCTAATCTATTTACAGAGGTTATCCGACCAGCTCTAGCAGACCGTAAAGGATGGACATTGTTTATTGGTACACCTAAGGGTGCTAACCACTTTAAAACATTAAGAGATAAAGCATACAACAAAGACGATGGCTGGAACTTGTTAGAGTTTAAATCTAGCGACACTAAGATATTAGATCAGGAAGAGTTAGATGCTGCTTACAAGGCAATGGGTGAGTCAAAGTTTTTACAAGAGTTTGAGTGTTCATTCGCAGCTCCAGTTGAAGGTGCTTATTACGGCAGCTTAATAAATGATCTATATACAAAAGGACAAGTAACAGAAATTGTTTTTGATGGTATAGCAAGAACATTTACAGCTTGGGATTTAGGTATGGGTGATTCTACTGCCATCTGGGTTTGTCAGGTTGTAGGTCAAGAAATACGACTCATAGACTTTATGGAAAATCATGGTGTAGGCCTAGATTATTATGTTAGCTGGATCAAAGAAAATGGTTACGCTACTGCCGAACATCTTTTACCACATGATGTTCAAGTTCGTGAACTAGGTACAGGTAAGTCTCGTAAAGAGATGTTGGAAGAGTCAGGATTAGAAATAACAGTGGTAGCAAAATTAGGCGTTGATGACGGTATCCAAGCAGTTCGCAGGATGCTTCCTCGATGCTGGTTTGATGTAAAAACAAAACAAGGCTTAGATGCATTGCAAAATTATCGTAGAACTTACGATGAAAAAAGAGATGTGTTTTTTGATAAGCCTGTACACGATTGGTGTTCTCATGCTTCTGATGCGTTCAGATACCTCGCAGTTGGGTTAGATGAAGGCACAAGCTCTTGGGATAAACCATTAGAGATAAACAATTCATGGGTAGTTTAAATGGCAGATGAAAATAAATTAAAGAGTATTCTGGAAGCAGAGATTGATGATGCTATCGGTTATCTGGAGACAGAAACAACTGACGAAAGACAGCAAGCACTTGAATACTATCTCGGTGAACCATATGGTAACGAGGTAGAAGGTAAGTCTCAAATCATTACCAGAGAGGTCGCTGAAGTAGTGGACGGTGCTTTACCTCAGCTAATGAGAGTTTTTACATCTGCAGACGATGCAGTGGTATTTGAACCAGTAAATCAAGGTGACGAAGAAACTGCTGAACAAGCTACAGACTATGTAAACCATATTTTTTATAAAGACAATAACGGTTTCGAGATCATGCATGATTGGATGAAGGATGCACTTCTTCAAAAAGTTGGTGTGGTTAAAGCATACTGGGATGATAAGCAAGACGTATCTGTAGAAAAATATTATGGCCTAAATGATGATGAGCTGGCTATGATTGCTCAGGACGATGAGGTAGAGATCGTTGAGCAAAGTACAACGACAATGCAGGAAGCACAGTTTGACGAAATGACTGGTATGGAAATATCCCCAGAGATTGTTAGTCATGATATTAAAGTCAAGCACACTGTAGACAAAGGTAAGGTCGTTATTGAAAACGTACCACCAGAAGAATTTTTAATTAGCAAACGTGCAAGAAGTATTGAAGATGCACCTTTTGTAGCTCACCGTAAAATGGTAACCAGATCAGAACTGATCGCTATGGGTTATGACGAAGACGTGGTCATGAGATTAGCAACTGGTGATGCACTAGAGTTTAGTCCTGAAAGAATTGCTCGATATACCAGAGGTGAACAACCTTCTGACATGGACTCAGATGACGAAGCAATGCAGCTCGTTGAATACTTTGAGTGCTATATCAAAACTGACCATGACGAAGACGGTATTGCTGAGATGCGCAGAGTTTGTTATGCAAGCCATGAGATCTTACATAATGAAGAGTGTGACTATATTCCATTTCACTCTATCTGCCCAATTCCAATTCCTCATAAATTTTATGGCCACTCACTAGCTGACCGTGCAATGGACTTACAGCTAATCAAGTCTACAATCACTAGACAAATGCTAGACAACTTATACCTCACTAACAACTACAGAGTGGGTGCAGTTGAAGGCCAAGTAAATTTAGATGACTTACTAACATCTACAGCTGGCGGTGTGGTTCGTATGAAGAACCCAAATGCTATTGTGCCAATGACAGTGCAAAGTAATGCCGCTCAGTCATTCCCAATGTTGCAATACTTAGATGAGTTACAAGCTAAAAGATCTGGTGTATCTGATGCACAGCAAGGTTTAAATCCTGACTTATTACAAAATGTAACAGCCGCTGCAGTAAACGCAATGACCTCAGCATCACAAGGTAAGTTAGAGTTAATAGCTCGTATCTTTGCAGACACAGGCATATCAAGTCTATTCAAAGGTATATTACAGTTAGTTTGTAAGTACCAACAAAAAGAACGCATCATTCGTGTAAACAATAAATATGTACCATTTGATCCAAGAGAATGGTCTTCTGAATACAACATCACAGTGAATGTAGGTTTAGGTACTGGATCTAAACAAGAACAGTTAGCGACTATGCAAATGATCCTAGACAAACAAGAACAGATCATTCAAGGTTATGGCCTATCTAATCCACTGGTGAACTTAAAACAATACAGAGATACATTAGCTAAGTTTGTGCAGATGGCTGGATTCAAAGATGACAGTCAGTTCTTAATGGAAGTGACAGAAGAACAGGCACAACAGTTAGCACAACAACAAGCTGAAGCTCAGCAACAAGGCGATCCTAATACACAGGCAGCACAGATTCTTGCGCAGGTTGAACGTGAAAAAGCTGAACTAAAAGCACAAACAGAAATGGCCAAATTACAAATGGATCGTGAACAGTTTGAATTAGAGCAAAGACGTAAAGAGTTAGAACTGCAACAACAAGCTATGAAGCAGGCTGCTGAACTTGCTTTACAGGAGTTAAAAATAAAATCTGAA